GGTGCGGATTGGACTCAAGTTTGGGATAGTCAGAACATTAAGATGGTCTGTCTTATCGCAGGAGTCTAAAACATAATTTTGATAAGGGCATTGCAAGTAGATCCTAACAATTCAAATTAAAAGAGGATTTCAACTGGTGCCCTTATCTTTCAACTTAAGAAAGGGATTAAACATGAGTAGAGCAAGTTTTACAGATCCAGCTCCTGAACCAAAAAAGGAAAAGAATAATGATGGAGAGTCAAAACCTAAAAAGTCTCCTAAAAAAAAGGGGGAATAGATGGCGTTGGTCACGACCATATCGGGAACGACCAGCGATAGTTATGCAACCATAGCCGAAGCTGATAGTCTTTTAGCTGATCGGCAATGGTTTAGTACAACTTGGGATTCGTTTTCCGATTCAGTAAAAGAAAAATGGTTAAGAGAGGCTACAAGATCCTTAGATCGTTTACATCAATGGAGGGGGGATAAAACTGACGAAGATCAGAGGTTAGCTTTCCCTCGAAATATTGGCGAAGCCACAAAATTCCCTTCAGATGAAATGCACAGGAATGTCAAAGAGGCTCAAATTGAGCTTGCTGTGCTTCTTCAAGCAAAACAAGATTCTACAACTGGTGATATAGAATACCGAACCGAAACTGCCGTTGGTGCTTTATCTGGTACGGTCTCCGTGAATTATATGAATAGATCGGATGCCGGTGGTTTACAAAAAATTCAAGGTGGCAATATTGCCTCTGTTAATGCTTTGATGAGACCTTGGATTTCCTCACCTTTTTTAAAGAGGTGAAAAATGGCATTAAATTCGGTTGCTTCAAACCTCATATCAAAAACTTTTGCTAATACTTTAGTTAGTGGGTTAACTCTTTCTAAAAGTGCCACATGGGTTAAGAGATTAGCAGGAAGTTACACGCCTTTAACTGGTTCAGTAAGTACCCAAACCGAAACTAATATTACTGTAAATGTGATTGAGCAGGAATATAATACAACCGAAATAGAGGTTTCGGGTGGGGCTATTACTAATATGGATCGCAGAATATTAGTAAAGCCTGTAACTGGTGTTGATATAGAGGATTCGGTTGGAGATTCAATTACTGTTGGTAGTCGTACTCATAGAATAATGGCTGTTTCAAGAGTTGTTCTAGGAAGTGATGAGCTTATTTGGGATTGCCAATGCAGATGAGCATAACAATGAAAGGTGATATTAATAGGAAAGATATTGATAAAGCATTTAGAGGTCTAGTGCTTCAACTTTATAAAGAAATAATAAGAGACACGCCAGTTGATACAGGGCGAGCTAGAGGGAATTGGCAACTCGCAGTTGGATCAGCCCCAAGCGGTGAGGCATCAAGATTAGAAAAGGGGCAAGGTGGAAATCAGTTAAGAGAAGCAAATACAAGAACATCAAGACCATTAGAAGGAAAGTCAATATTTATCGCAAATAATTTGCCTTATATTGTGCCTCTTGAAGAAGGACATAGCAAACAAGGTAAAGGATTTGTACAAAGGGCAATGGATAGGGCAGAAGCTAGAGTGCTAGCTATGGAATAGGCTTTTAGACATCTCAGATCGCCCTACAAAGAAAGAAACAACATAGGTAAGTAATAATAGATAGGTAAAATGGCAACACCAACTCAGGCCCTCGCTAAGTATTTTTCGGATAATTGGGCACATACATCAATTAGTTGGACACATTTCAATGCCTTTTATGATGTTGGAAAGACAAGGACAGGATTTACAAACAATGATTTATGGGTTGAGCCAAAGATTGAATTATTAGAAGTTGAAAGCCAAGCTGGGAATCCTGTTGCTTTTGGAAAGAATGTGGAGAGATATTTATTGACAGTTGATATAGTCGGCAAAAGGGATTCTGGCACGAGTTCATTTTCTGCTAGGTCTGCTAATTTGGTCACATTATTTAATAGGACAAGTTTTACCAATGAATCGATCAAATTTTATTTTAGAGAAGCAGAGGTGCATACTGGATTTGTGAGAGAAGATGATTATTGGAATGTTTCGATTATGTCCCAATTTGGAGTTTCGGTGTAATGGCTGACCATTTAAGGAACCAAATCCGTGATAGAGCAGTTGTGGCATTAACTGGATTGACCACAACAGGATCTAATATTTATCAAACCCCAATGCTTACGGCAGAGGAACAGAGCTTGCCGGCATTAGTGGTTTATATAGATTCGGAAATATCTGGAGAAACAGCCACCATGAATAATATCAATAGAGAATGTTCTTTACATATTGATGGATATGTTGATGCAAGTGCAACAGTTTTAGATAGTTTAGATTTGATAAGCAAAGAAGTAGAAGTAGCTCTGGCTACCACAGGAATAGTTGATTCAGGTGGCGATAGTTTGGTGGAAAATCATTATTTAGAGTCTACTGATATAGAAATTATAGCTGATGAATTAAGACCTTTAGGTAGAATAGCAATGAGCTATTTTGTCCAATATCGAACCTCATTTACTGCACCAGATGTTGCGGTATAGAAAGGGAAAATGAAAGTAGAAATTAAAAAAAGCGTAACCGTAAAGGAACACGGTTTGAGAGCTCGTGCAGGAGAGCAAATCCATGTTTCTAGGAACGAAGCTCTTGAGCTCATTCGCCGTGGGCTTGCTCTGGATCCCGATGCTAAAGTGAAAGCTGATGATCCAAAAGTTGAGGAACAAGAACCAGATGCTGAAGTTGAAGCAGAGGTAATTGAGCCTCCTGTTGAGCCAAAAAAGGCTCGTAAATCTCGCAAAAATGCGAAATCAGTAAATTAATCAAGAAAGGAAAATAACATGGCTACAATGAAGGGAATAAGTGGAGCAGTTAAAGCAATTACCACTGGGGGTACACCTGCCCAAGTTAACGAGCTAAAAGGGTGGTCAGTAGAAGAAACCATGGATACAGTAGAAGATACTGTAATGGGTGATACTAGCAAATCATTTAAGACAACTTTGAAAGGTTGGACTGCGACTTGCGAGTTGAATTATGACCCAGCAAATGCTGTCCAAGCCGATCTTATAATTGGAGAAGAAGTAGACGTAGAGTTTTATCCAAATGGGGCAAGCAATTCTACTAAGTTTGCTGGCACAGGGATTGTAACCAGTTCTAGTAGATCAGGTGCAATGGCTGATATGGTTGGAAATTCAGTAAGTCTCCAAGGTAATGGGGCATTAACCTTAACAGCGTAATTATATGTCAATATTAGAAAGGGCAGAAGCAGATTTCCGTGAGAAATTATCTGGGAAAATGTCAAGCCTAGAAGTGCCAGAGTGGGGTGAAAATGGCACTCCACTCAAGGTATTCTGGAAACCATTAATTAATTTCAAAGCACAAGAAAAGATATTTGCTTTAGTATCTGCTGGGAAGACAAGCGAGGCAGTTTGTCAAACTCTGGTTACTCGTGCTTTAGATGAAGAAGGAAAGCATCTTTTTCAACAGAATGAAATGGAAAAGTTAATGCGATTTACGGATCCAAATATTATCTCAAGAATCGTTGAAGCAATGTCACCAGAAGAAGATGAAACCATTGATAGCGTAAAAAAAAATTAGCTAAAGATCGGGACTTTTTCAGTCTCATGCGAATAGCGGAGAAACTAGGAAAGACAGTTGAGGAAATAATGCTAATATCCACTTTGGAGTTTAAATTGTGGATTGCATATTTTGAACTGTCAGCCGAGTTACAAAAGGAGCTTAGTAAATAAGCTAATCTACTAGATCTAAAAGAATGGCACAAACTAAGACAATTTTAATAGAGGCAAAGGATAAAACAAAAGATGCCTTTAAAAAAGTCTCTAAAAATCTTGATGAAATAGATCAAGGGGTTAATAAAACTCGCAAGTCTTTTGATGGTATGAAAGGTGCCATTAAAGGTGCAATAAGTGCATTGACTGTTGGAGCTTTTATTGGGGCTACTAAAAATACTTTGGATTTGGCAGATGCCTTAGGGAAGACATCGGCAAGATTAGGAGTGGCTACGACCGATTTACAGACTTTGAGATTCGCAGCCACACAATCGGGAATGTCTACAGAAATGCTCGAAATGTCTTTGCAAAGATTCACAAGAAGAATGGCAGAGGCAAGTAGTGGGACAGGAGTTTTAAAAGATACTTTTAAGCAGTTAGGAATTGAGATAAGGCAACCAAATGGTCAATTAAAAAATGCAGAGTCTATTTTAGGTGATGTTGCTGACAAGATGGCTGCAATACCAGATCAAGGAAAAAGAGTAGAGCTTGCCTTTAAGATGTTTGATTCCGAAGGTGTAAAGATGGTGAATATGCTCCAAGGTGGAAGCAAAGGTTTGAAGGATTTGAGGCAGTCTTTGATCGATACAGGGGCAATAATGTCGGAGGATTTTATTAAAAATGCTGAACAAGCAAATGATGCAATTGATAAAATGACTGTATCCATAAAGATGGCTTTTTCTGAAGCAATTTCAGGTCTTGCTCCATTAATAACATCTTCTGCTGAGGGGTTGAGTGATTTAATAAAAGTTGCCAGACAATATCCTGTCTTAACAGCCCTAGCAACAGCTATTAGTGCGATTGGGGTTGCCTTTTCGTTGTGGGGTGGATGGGTGACTTTAACATTGACGGCTATTAGTGGTCTGATTGCAGGAGGTCAAGCTTTAAATACCTATTTTAAGACACAAAAAGAAATGGCTGATATTGCAGGACAGTCATTAGGAAAATTGGAAAAGAATTATAGAAGGATTACAGGAGAGTTAAAAGAGGTAAACAAAGAATTAGCAGAAGGGGAAACTTGGTGGCATAAACTTGGTATTGGATCCGTTGCAGGATTAGAAAAGCAAAGGGATGTTTTAAAAGATCAAAAAAAGGAATTAGAAGCACAATTAAGTCTTAAAAAGGACGTAATAAAAGCTAGTGAGAAACAAATTGTAGTAGATAATAAGGTTAATAAAATCGGGCAAGAAACACTTAGGCAACAGCTACAGTTGAGTTCCGTATTAACTGATAAGGCGAAAGAAGAAGCTAAAAAGAGATTAGAGGATGCAAAAAAGAAAAGGGAAGAAGATATACAATTATCTTTTAAACATGCCCGAGTATTGTTGGAAATGAATAAAAAAGAGACAAGAGATCGACAGGAAGCATTAAAAAACCAAAGAGAATCTTTGCACGATTGGATGAGTGAAAAGCGATCCCTTGCTGATGGTGAAATGGCAAGTTTGCAAGAAAATCTGGAAAGGCAAAAGGAATTAATAGACGAAGCATACATGGGTGAAGTTGAGAATAAGGAACTTCATAATGCAAATATGTTGAGGATCCAAGCTCAATATGAAAAGGCAGTACTTGATTTGATGAT